ACACGGTGTCGGGCATTTCGGAGTACGCCAGGGGGGCTTTGCCTGAGATCCGTCGCACGGCGACGGAGGCCAGCATTATCGCTGACGCTCAGAACGCCAGGGCTGCCGACAAGTTGGCTTTGATCGAGATTGCTATTTCTCAGATTGGCCGCCGCGTGTTGCAGCTCGTTCAGCAGTATATGACGGGGGAGTCGATGGCCCGTGTCGCGTTGAAGGGCGGCGAGTCGATGTATGTCGCTTATACGCGGGAGGAGATCAGCGGCGAGTACGACTTCACGGTGGAGGGCGGTTCGACGCAGCCGATCAACGACACGATCCGTAAGCAGCAGGCGGTGTCTTTGATGAACGCCATTGCGCCTCTGATCGGCACGGTGATTGATCCGACGGCGTTGGCGATGCACGTTCTTGAAGAAGGATTCGACGTGAAGGATCCGATGAAGTTCCTGGTGCAGCAGGGTCAGCCTGCCACGCCTGAGCAGGAGGCGGTTGCTGGTGAGACTCCTATGCCGCCCCAGCAGCCGATGCCTCCCGATATACCCCCTGTCCCTATGCCGCAGGGGCCAGATTTGGGGGCGTTCGCCCCGACGGGCGGTGTCCCGCCTGAGTTGTTGGCGCAGTTGCAAAACCAGATGGGTTTGGAATTGCCTGCGCTTTGATCCACGGTGGGACACCCTCACCGTGACTATTAGGAGCAACCGTCAAGGACTCCCAGGAGGCAGAAGTGCCCGAAGAAAACATGGAAGCAACAGAATCCGCTGCGGTGGACAGTCCAGAGCTTCCTATAACAGAACCGACGGAAACCAGCGGCTACACCGTGAAAGTTGACGGGGAGCAGCATCAGGTCAGTCTTGAGGAACTGCAAAGCGGATACCAACGTCAGGCGGATTACACCCGTAAGACGCAGGAGTTGGCATCCGAACGTCAGCGTCTACAACAGGCAGAAACCATCGTGTCGGCCCTGGAGGCCGACCCGCAGGGAACTTTGGCCGCGTTGGGGAACGCTTTGGGCGTGGCGGACAGCCCCGTGCCCCAGGACGACGTGTCGTCTTGGGAGGACGAGGATCCGACTGCTCAACGTGTCGCCCACTTGGAGGCCCAGGTTGCTCGACAGGCGCAGACGCATAGGAAGCAAGCGTTGGACAAGGAAGTTTCACGCTTGAAGGGCCAATATGGCGATTTTGATGAGCAGGTGCTGTTCAAGCATGCCCTGGACAACAAGATTGCCAATCTTGAGGCCGCGTACACCCACATGAACTTCAACGGGTTGGCTGGTTACGCTGGGAAACTTCAGCGCGATCAGGAAACCTTGGAAGCGAAGCGTGGTGGCGCTCCTGTGGAGGGCGGCAAAACCGTCCAGCAGGGCACCGTTGTGGACGGTTCCCCCAAGAAGGTCACTTCGTTGCGTGAAGCCTTTGCCCTCGCCAAACAGGAATTAGGCACCTAAACCTTTGAAGGGGGTTTCAGATGGCGGCTGGCAACAGCAACTTTGACGAGATTCTCTCTACCACACTCAAGAACTACGTTCCCAAGCTGACAGATAACATCTTCAGCGCACGTCCGTTGTTCTATGCGCTGACGAACGGACAGACCATTCGTCGGATCAGTGGCGGAGCGAAGATCGTCGTCCCAGTGATTTACGGGACGAACTCGACCGCTGGCTCGTACAGCGGCACCGATACTATTGACACGACTGCTCAGACAGGCATTTCGGCTGCTGAGTACGACTGGAAGCAGTATGCGGCCACAGTGACAATCTCGGGCGTCGAGGAAGCCAAGAACAATGGCGAAGCCCAGATTATCGACCTGCTGGAAGGCAAGATTTTCCAGACGCAGGAAACCATCATCGAGAACATGAACACCATGTTGTTCGGGAACGGTACTGGCAACAGTAACAAGGATTGGCTGGGCCTGAGTGCTCTGGTCGGTTCCACTGGTTCCCCTGGTGGCATTGATGCCACTGATGCGGACAACTCGTGGTGGAGGTCTGCGGTAACGAACCAGGGTTCGTCTGCGATCACTCTCGCTTCGATGGCGACCCTGTACAACAACTGTTCGGTTGGTAATGACCAGCCGACTATCGGCATCACGGGTCAGAACCAGTACGAGGCTTACGAGGCTCTGCTGGTTGATCAGATCCGTTACACCGATACCGATATGGCTGATGGCGGTTTCCAGAACCTTTTGTTCAAGGGCTGCCCGCTCACCTTTGACGGCACTCTGGCAGGCGAGGGGAAGCTTTACTTCCTCAACACCAAGTACCTGCAACTGGTGGCACATTCTGACGTTTGGTTCAAGCCAACGCCGTTCGTGCGTCCCACCAACCAGGATGCCGTTTACTCACAGTTGCTTTGCTACGGCGAACTGACGACGAGTAACCGTGCCCGTCAGGGCTTCATGTACGGGATTACGCCTGCGTAAGACCGTCTATTTGACCTGTTAGGAGCATGATGGGACGAGGTTTCGCATACGCACACAAGGCGGGGCAGCGCCCTTACGGGCAGCCTGCTGACGGTTTCCGCGACGCGTCGCCACGGCCACAAACCGTGGGTCCGTCGAGAAACATTCAGCGCGTCCAGCGTATCGACATCCCTCCCGATGTTCCTGAGGTCATCAAGTGCAGTTCGCTGACTCGTAGCGGGGCACCCTGTAAGGGGCGCCCCGTTACGGGCAGCGACCTGTGCGTCTTCCACACCTCGAAGGAGTAGCGGGTGGATATTTCCACCATGCGCTCGTATATCCGCTCTGTGGTGGATATTGATTCGTCCGACATCGCGGACGACACCCTGAACCGTTTCCTCGGCGAGGGGTATGACAAGATCGTCTATTCGGAGAAGCGTTGGCCGTTCTACGAGGTGGCGACGACGTTTGAGACTGTCGCTGACCAGAAGGATTACACGTTGGCCGTGGTCGGCGCGTCGGTGACGAACGGTTTGCGGGAGATCGCAGCGTTACGCACCGACAACCATGTCGTGTCCTATGTGGGCCGCGATTCGGGCGATGTCGTCTACCCGTTGGACATGAACACGACGGGTGACGCCTGGTGGTGGTCGTTCTGGGCGGAGTCGGTTCGCCTATATCCGACCCCCAGTTCCGCCTATACGGTGTATGTGCGCGGCTACCAGGATCCGACAGCGTTCGGGGCGGCTTCGTCGGATGCGACGGAGCCGTCTGATTTGCCCGCACCGTTCCACATTCTGGTCGCCACCTATGGGATTGCCCGCGCCTATGAGCAGCAGGAAGACCCTGGGATGGCAGCCCAGTATTTCGCCCTGTTCGAGGGCGAGCTGGACAACTTGAAGGACAGGTATGTGGACATGCCTGCCCCTCAGCCGATCATGCTGAACAGCCGCACCGCTTCGCGGTGGCGTTCGCAGGTCATTTTGCCCAACCGTCTCCGCTATTCCTGGGAGTAGCAGATGGCTCGTGGCGCTGGCGCGCGAGGCAGCGGGTTTCGCCTTACCGCGCTCGAATCTTTCTCAGGTGGCCTGAATCTGCGGTCGGACCAGTTCAATCTGGCCCCCAACGAGTCGCCTGACCTGTTGAACGTGGTGGTGGACCCCAGGGGCGGGGTTCGGATGCGTGACGGCGTGGACCGCAGGAACACGACGGCCCTGTCGGCTGACGTGAAGGGCATGTGGGGGTTCCACACGGGTGGTGGAACGAACGCTGTCATGGTCAACTATGGGACCAAGGTCGCCCAGTCCACTAGCGCCAACTTCACCGATTTGACGGGCATCACGGCCCGTACGGACGGTAGCCGCGTGTACGGGATGACGATGAACGATGTCGCCTACGGGGTGTCGTATGACAAGCCGTCGTTCAGGTGGAACGGGTCGGCTGCCGCCGATCTGGGCACCACGTTTGACGGGACGACAGGGAACTTTCCACAAGCCCAGTATGTGGCCTTTTGGAACAATTTTGCGTGGGCTGCCCATACGTATGAGGGGTCTACGGCGCACAAGTCGAGGGTTCGTTGGTCTAACGCGAATGAGCCTGAGAAGTGGGGCGAGGAGGGTTCCGCTAGTCCCGATTCGGACTATGTGGACATCGACCTGGGGGAGCACGGCGACTACATCACAGGCATGGCCGCTTTCGGCGACCGTCTGTTGGTGTTCAAGTCGAACTCGACGTATGCGATCTTCGGCTACGACTCTGATTCGTTCCAGGTGCAGTTGCAGTCTGCGTCGGTGGGGATGATCCCGTTGTCGTTGCCTGCGGTCACCCCGAACGGGGTGTTCTTCTGGTCTGCGGAGGAAGGCGTCTACCTGTACAACGGGCAACAGTTCGTTTACCTGTTCTCCAAGTTGCAGCCCGCCATTGACGACGGGCGGATCACATTCGTGAATCCGCCCCAGTTGGCGTGGGGCGACAACAAGCTGTTTGTGTCTTTGGACTGGACGGTGGACGGGGTTACGACGAGGCGGACGCTGATTTACGATCCGACGATTGGCGAGGGCGGCGCCTGGACGATGACCGACATTGACGCTGGGCCGATGTTCGCGTACCGCCCCCCGAACGAACGGGCGTCGGTGTTGGCTGGTTGTGTCGCTAACACGGGGGCCGTTGTCGATGTTGAGGACGAGCAGAACCGCAACTCCGACCGTTATACGGGGTCCACGGAAACACATATTGCGTCTCATTTCGTGACGCCGTGGTTGACGGGCAACGATCCGATTACGAAGAAACGGTGGGGGAAGCCAAGGTTTATCACCTTGGCGCAGGACACGATCACGATGCCCGTCCAGGTTTACAAGAACTATGACAAGTCGTCGCAGACGACGACGTTTGACGTGAATGTGACGGGCAGGACTTCCGATTCGGTGTGGGATACGGCGAAGTGGGATGACGCCGACCCCGATTCCGACTATTACGCCGCATGGGACGCCATTTCGAGGGATCTGGTCGCCGATGTGGTGCGTTTGCCGACACTTGGGACAGCCCTCAGCATTAGTTTGAAGGTCAACGGTCCCTCTACGAACAACCACTGGGAGGTGAACGCTATGGCGTTCACGTATAACCCGAGGAGATTGCGCTAAATGGCGACGTTGGCTGTCACAAACGACTTTTCGGCAGGGACCACGATTGTGGCCGCCGATATGAACACGAACTTCTCCGACGTTGAGACGTTTGTGAACTCGTCCCCTGGGTTGGTGCAAAACACCCTGGTGGACGCTAAGGGTGATCTGCTGGCCGCTTCGGCTGATAACACGATTACCCGTCTGGCTGTCGGCACCAACACTTACGTGTTGACTGCCGATTCGTCGGAGGGGACGGGTATGAAGTGGGCTGCGCCCACGGTGGGGACGGTTACGTCGGTTACTGGGACGGCTCCGATTGTGTCGTCTGGTGGGACAACGCCTGCTATTTCAGTGACGACCAATGACGCACAGCTCATTTTGAACAACGCGATTTTCAACTAAGGAAGGCCAATGGCAACATATTCTAAAGAAAAGCTGTCGCACAGCACGAACGGCAAGAACATCAAGGTCGTCGCTACTGCTACGGCGGGAACCGACATCCACACTTGCACGAGTGCTACGGGCGCCAACTATGAGGAAATCTGGTTGTACGCCTGCAACACCGACTCGTCGGACAGGAAACTGACGTTGGAGTTCGGTGGCACTACGTCACCTGACGATCTCGTCGAGGTGACGATTGGCGCTGAGGCAGGCTGGGTGCTGGTGTGCCCAGGGATGGTGTTGCAGAACAGTTTGGTGGTCAAGGCGTTTGCCGCTGCGGCGAACGTGGTGGTCGTCAACGGGTTTATCAACCGCATTACTGCCTAGGCGATGTTTCGCCAGGACCGCACCAACCCGTCTACCGCTGTTTCTAACTGGCGGGGGCGGCGTGACACGCCGAAGGCGTGGCCGTCTACGGCCGTGTCTACTTGGCTGAACGGCGGCCTGTTCGGTGCTGCGCCTTTGACGGCGTTTGGTGGGATCATCACGCAGTATGAGGATTCTGGTACGACGTATCGGGTTCATACGTTCCGTGGTTCAGGCAAGTTCTATGTGTCTGCTGGTGCGGCTGATGTCGATTATCTGATCGGCGCAGGCGGCGGCGGTGGCGGTTACGAGAAGGGCGGCGGTGGCGGTGCTGGAGCGTTCCTGTCGGGAACCTCAGCCGTGTCAGCGGGAACGTACACAATCGTTGTCGGTGACGGTGGCGGTCCCACGGCGTCTGGCAACCACACGAATGTGATCGGGACCGACAGTTCAGCGTTCAGCCAGACGGCTTCTGGCGGAGGCGGTGGCGCAGGGTCAAACAGCGAGGCCAGCGATGGTCAAGACGGCGGTTCAGGCGGGGGTGCCCGTCAGGTCGGCGGCGGTGGCGGTTCTGGCGGTTCGGGCACCACAGGAGGCAACGACGGCGGGGACAACTCGCAGTCAGCGGCCAGCCCTAACGGGGCATGCGGTGGTGGCGGGTTTGGCGCACAGGGTGTCGATGCGACTTCCGCTAACGCCACAGCGGGTGGCGCTGGAGCGACAGGTATAGGCATCACCGCCACCGATCCGACCTACGGAGGCGGAGGCGGTGGTGGTGGTTACGGCACGGGTGGCGATGGCGATGGTGGCACAGGCGGCGGTGGCAAAGGCTCAAAGGGCAACCCTGGCGTGGCGGGTGGCGGGGTTCCGAACACTGGCTCTGGTGGTGGTGGTGGCGGCAACAACGGCAACGGCGGTCAAGGCGGTGCGGGTATTGTGGTTATCCGTTACGAGGTGGCCGCATAATGGCTGACCCCAGTTATATCGTAGACGGAGTTTTGACGGATTCGGAGGCATGGATCGGTATCGCCACGACGACGCTCGGGTCGGACACGGCATACGTTACGTTCACTTCAACGGATGACGGTCAGGTTGGGGACTGGTCGCAATACATGGATCTCGTCCTCATAGCGTATTGCCGTGGAACGAAATCGGCGGCGACAGTCCAATACCATTTGACGTTCAACGCCAACACCGATTCCATCTACGGCTTTCAACGCCTTCAGGGCGACGGTGCCAACGACAACGCTTACAGCGAAAATACGAATGACCGTGCCGAACTCCACACGGTGCCCGCTGCCTCAGCGTCAGCGAACATCTTCGGGTGTGTCATCAGCCACCTGTTCGACATCAACAGTGGCAAATACAAGTCGCTGGTGTCTCAGGTCGCAGCCGACGCTGATGGGTCTGGCTCGGTGGCCTTGTTTGCGAACCAATGGCGCAGTCAGGCACCCATTACGTCCATCAAGATTTGGCCTGACAGCAACAACTGGCTGGCCGCTTCGACGTTCTCGCTGTTCGGTGTGCTGCCAAGGATGGTTGCCTGATGGCTGTTATCGAGGCGATTCAGACAACG